CCGGGGATCAGCGCATTTTTGATACGCTTCAGCTTTAATGAAACATTTTAAAATTCGGGCCACATATGGTCCGGTCAAACATGCTTTCATTAAAGAAAGTTTTTGCTGTGGCCTTGTTTGCTTCTCAGTCACCGTATCAACGCATACCGGCGATAGGACCGTCTCCCCCACAATTAATTCCGCAAATTCTTCCATGCAACGCATGACGAATGGACTGGGCTTTGGTTCTTGTTTCTTCAAGTTATTAATGCGTCCGTCGACGCACCGCCTCTCCCCTGCAGCATCAGCAACGGGAGCATAGGCACCATGGACTAAAGGCGACATAAACGCTTCGAGCTTTGGTTTACGATCTTGGTCATATTCCTTAGGTTCAAAGGTGTATGCTCTTACAGCCTGAGAAACAGGGTAGACAGTCGGAACCTTAGCGGGTCCAGTCGCCCTGTAATACTCAGTCAGTAGAGCCGCCTCTGCGCGCTTTTCCTTACCCAACCATGACACTGTAGTAGGCAGCATGAGGTTGGTAGTACTTAGTCGTGAAACAGCAGAGATGGCCTCATCAGTTTGTGCGTCCACAGTGGCACACAACTGGCCGCCAGGGCGGGAAGTTGTGTACCACGTGTTCTCCGACGAGTGTATACGAAACCTCACAAAAGGGGTGCCGCAGACGCCACGAACGATGGGATAGAACCTGGACAATGGCTTATCTTCAATTATGTACACTGCTATCCAGGCCGCAAGACCAACGAATTTCTTAATGGGAGTCAATAACACAAGCTGACGGTGTCTACCAACCTGTCTACGCTCAATGGCGTAGGTGGTAACCGACAACAAAACACCCAGCCAGCAATTCTTCACCATTATGGAATCAGCGCCATAATCCCACAAATGGTGATTATAGTGCCCTCCACCGGCAACGATAGTATCCAAAGAACCATCTTCAAGAAAGCAAAAACTGGTGTCGTCCTCAGAAGTGCTAGCAGCACTCTCAGGTACAACTGTATACAACAATGTTGGTTTGGCTCGACCAGAAAGCAAACTTGGCATGTCAACATAATAGTCAACATCACAAATATATTCAAGGTCTCTTGGTGTAGGTGCGCTCCACTGCACTTTCACCAACGTGTCCTTAGCCCAAAACCACTTGCGGGACCCGCGCAATAATTTGCGTTGGTCCGATCGGGACATTCCGACCGAGAACAAGCCCGCCCCCATCATGTTAGACATCAATCTAGCAAAATTGGTGGCGCTCGTTCTAAGGCAAGCAGCGGTTGGGTGGGTATGACCTTCAACAAGCGGAGGAAGGTCAAGCACGGTTGCCGAGAAAACATCGCGCACTAGGTCCGAATCATTAACGGGCCTTTGGGCGAGGTACTCAGCTAGCAATGATGCCGCGTAGCGGACATCAAGCTCATCTCGTAGAATGTAAATAGCTCTAGCCAGGGCGAGCACAGTACTTAGGGCCAGGGCCCATTCGTTCTTCGAGGGGCAGCGGGGGATTAGCCCTTCAGGGCAGCATCGCTCATCGCCGGCACAGCCAAGAGACACAGGAGGCGGGGAAACCCGCAGCCAGGTCAGACGAGGCTGAACGGGACGATGCATGGTCCGATGCCCTGCGGCTATTTACATTCTACGAGATGAGCTTGATGTCCGCTACGC